ATCATAGACATTGACTACCTTGTTCTCTTGATACGCTTTCTTTCTGAAGATTTCTATTATGTTCCATGTCTGCAACATAGAAGTAGAAAAATCTTTGAATACGATTGGCTTATCTAGTGAAGAATCATCTATAATAATAGTGTATCTACTACTACCATTTTTAGAGATATTCACATCTACTATACCACTACTACTATATCTATATAGATCGAGTGGAGTAGGTGATTGCATATCTACTATTATATCATCTATCATAATTGCCTCTACGACTTTTGTTATCTATAAAATTCGCATCTACTATTTTTGCATCTACTAGATACGAAGTCTAGAGATAAGTTTAAGCAGAAGGGCTTAGCGTTCTACTAAGCCCGTTCTACTTGTGCCGTTCTACTTGTTTACGTTTACAGATACTTTCTTCGCCTTATCAAATCCATTACTAGTTAGTACTTCGTCTATTGCTTCGCTGTTAGATTTGAACCAGCTATGCAAAGCCGTTTCTATTTCGTAAAACTCTGGGAAGGCTTCCCGTAGAGCATCCAATTTTCCTGAACTTGACTTGCTAACAGCACCGTTTTTAATTCCTTGTGCTACTAGTACGTCAATTTGCTCTTGTGGAACTCCTGACATTTGCAAAGCTATACGAAATGCTTTGTTAGAAACTGGCTTTTTCTTTTTTGGTTTTTGTACTTGTGACATATTCTATTCCTTTTTACGTCTAGTTAAACGCTCGTCTACACTCAATTCGACCTATTAACTCACAAGTAGATACCACATAACTACTAGTATGAGCGTTTTGAGCGTTTTGTTTTTTTATTGGTATTTTCATCGCCCTAATGTACGGCTGTCAGCCAAAATAAAAAATATTGTATTTGTAGTTTATTATTCGTAACTTCAGGCTTTTTTGCCTATTAGATAAGAATGAGACTCAATCTCAATAAGAATAAGTGGTAACGTATAGGTAAGGGTATTGACGTAAACGTAAGGTAACTTACCTTAACGTAAGGTATCTAACTAAAAAGTGAGTTTTCTAACGTAAACGGAATTTTACTTTCGCTAACGTAAGGGGGGGCTATGCCGCAAATAAGAGGCACACACAAATTGGTGCTATTTTTTAAGAATAGGTAGTTTAAGTTAGCTACAAGGAAAGGTATTACCTGTATATTCCGGTGTATCTAGTATTTCTAGCTCATCTGCGTTTTGTAGTCTACTTACTATTTCTGCTAAATCATAGCGTACTTTACTAGATGCGTCTATAGTGTCTGTAATACTGAGGTTCTTTGCTAGTTTGATAGCTTCGTTAATATTCTTGAAGCTTGATTCTTCTCGCCAATGGTTATCCATGGCCTTTTCCATTGTAGTTTTCATTTTCTCAACCCTTTTGTTACCTGAATTTACTTATGAAAAGTTACCTAATGCAAGAGTTTTCAAAATATATTGTAAAAATTCTGTAGAGGTAAGGAGTTAAAGTAGTGTTATTTGGCGATATTTTGCCTATATACGACGTTTTCTTGTAAAACTGGTATATATACTAGGCTTAGTCTATTTTGATGGATTTTTCCCCTGTTTTTGTATCCACTAAATAGTACAAATAATCTAATATCTCGTCTTTTGCCTCACTTCCCCTGACTCCAGCTACTTTCGTTACTTTTTCTACCTCATATCCTTTGTCTAGGACATCTGCTATCTCTTCCCACTTAGCTTCTTTGAATAACTTATCTAGGTCTAAGTCATCTTGTGGTAGTAATAGTAGTGATGTTAGTAATATTCCCACTTTCTTTCTTTTAATATTACGTTAGTAATATATTTTCTTTCTTTACTAAGTAAACTAAGTAACTCCCGGGCTTAAGTCCCTAATAATATACTAAGCAAAGTACACAAAAAGCAAGAACTATTTTAAAATAAATTAATTTCTTGACATATTTATACTTATGTTTATATATTCTGGTACGGTATATGAATAAATTACTTAACATAGCGAGAACACATTGTGCAAACTGGGATGCAGGCAAATGCGTCGGTTGTGTCTTTACTAGGACAGAGAAAGGTTTATCATTTAGGTTATCTGAAAAGTTAAGTGGTGAGAAGTGTTCAGTTGAAAAAGGATGCGAATACTTTGAAAAGGTTGTTATACCGGGAATGCAAGATAAAATAACAGTAACTAAACTATTGGAGAGCAAATGATAATCGGTGGACACCATTACAAAGTAAAACTTGTTGATGAGATGAAAGTGGAGGGAGGTATTGTACTAGGTATGCACAATACTAAAGAATGTGTAATCAACATTGACAAAGAGCAAACACTTTCAAGAAAGAAAGAAACATTAATACATGAAACAATACATGCTATACTTACCAATGCTGGCTTTGCAGAGCAAGATGAGCATTATATTGACACATTGGCTAATGGACTGTTCCAACTAGGTGTAGGGGACTTACTATGGAAGAAGAGAGGAGATAAGTAATGAAGGTAGCATTAGTAACATTAGCAATGATTTCTGGAAAGCTATGGTTTTTCTTAGAAGGATTATTTATCATATGCCTAGTAAAGGTGCTTAAGGGAGTAATAAAGTGAAAAGAGCTATAGTTACTCCCGACAAGCACTTTCCATTTGAAGACAAGAAAGCAATCAAGGTATTGTGTAAGGCTATTGAGCTTGTCAAGCCAGATATATATATTGATTTAGGGGATACGGGTGAATGGGAGTCTGTGTCTCATTGGCAATGGAAGAAAAAGAAAAGACCTCCATTAGAATACCAGCTACCTTTTGTTTATAAAGAAATAGAAGAAGTAAATAAAGGCATGGATATTATAGATGCTTCTTTAGATAAGGCTGGAACTAAACAACGTCACTTTATTGAGGGGAACCATGATGATTGGCTTAATAGATTTGTTGAGGAAAATCCATACTTGGCTGATGATATGCTTGTTAAAAATGCACTTAAACTTGCTGAGCGTGGATACAAGTACCACAAGATTGGCAAGATGCTTAAGATTGGTAAAATCAATTTCTATCACGGACATCATTTCGCTGGGGTTAATCATACTCGTAACCACTTGCTTCGCCTTGGTGGTAATGTTATGTATGGACATCATCATGATATACAGCAATCATCCATTACTCATATTGACGGGGTTAAATCAGCATGGTCAATAGGATGCTTAAAGGACATGAGAGCTGAAGCTAACGAGTGGTTAGGTAACAGACAGCATAATTGGCAACATGCATTTGCTATTGTAGACTTTCATAAGAACAGAAACTTCAATGTAACTGTTCATCAGATAGTAAATGGGGTAAGTACAGTTGATGGTAAAGTTATCAAGGCTTAGTGAAAATAAGAAAGATAAAGAACAAGGACTATTATCTATTTGATAATGAGACTGAGTTTCAAGAATGGTATCCAAAACAAGTATTGCATCATGACTGGAGAACTGCAAAGTCAGAAGAATGGGTACTATGTGATGATGGCCAAGTATGTCAGATTTTAAAAAGAGGTTCTTTAAAAAGAGGTAATGTGTATGTTGACTACATTAGAACTGTTATAGGTTCCTTTGTTTGCAACAAATCAACAAAGATGAAAGGAGCAATGAGAAAGAACATGTATTCTTTCGGTGCTCAAGACAAAACAGCTTATGAAGTAGTTAAAGAAAGAAAGTCGCCTACAAGAAAAGAATTTTTATTTGCTAAGTATGTAGCAAAGGGTGAAGATACAGTAGATGCATTTATGAAAGCATTTCCTGCTAAAAGCAGAAAACATGCTAAAAAGAATGCAGGTCTACTTATGAGTACAAAAAGGATACAAGGTTTGATACGAGAAGAAATAGAAAAGGTAATGAATGAGGCTGAGATAACGCCTCTTTACATACTTGAGAAGATGAAAGACATTATTGAGTCAGAAGCATCTAGAGATAGTGATAAAGTATCTTTGTTGAAAGAACTTGTTGCTATAGCTGGTATGAGAGATACAGAGAAGAAGTCTGAATCTGTTACTTTGTTTCAAGGTTTTTCAAGTGAACAGCTTGATGCAATAAGTGGCAATAACACACAAAAGCTTGCAGAAGCTAAAAAGGAAATAGAAAGTTGAATCTATACGAAATATGCCTTCAAGTCTTAGAGCATGCCAACAATTCTAATAGGAACTTGGATAACGATATGGATGTTCAATTAATAGCAACTGAGATATATGAGTTGTTTTATGAACACCAAATGTTTCCAATTGATGATTTACAAGAATATTGGAACTTTAAAGAAGACTTTGATGAAGACGAATAAGTTAGCAGTATACGGAACACTAAGAAATGGAAAACGAGACACATATAGTGTCAATGGGTTTTCTTTAGTCTTTCCGGGACATAGGCATTTCCCTGCCGCTTTGCACGATAGGAATGCAAAAGGTATGGTTGTTGAGGTTATGGATGTAGATAAAGCAGACATAGCAGGTTATGATATATATGAAAGCATAGACACAGGTCTTTATGAAAGAAGAATTGTCAAGGTTCATAAGAAAGATGAGGTAATAGATGCTTGGATGTATACTATTGGCCCTGCTCTTATGCAAGGAACAAGTGTGTTTGAAAGAGTACCTAAGCAAGATTGGTTATCAGAAGAGTGCCTAAACCTAAGAAAGTAAATATAAACAAGAACAATGTGTCTGAGAAAGAGAGAGTTCTTGAGTTAGCAAGAAAAGACATTATATCTTTCGGTCAGTTGTTCTTACCAGATGACTTTATGAAGTCAACTCCTGCCGCATATCACTATGAATTAAATAACTTGTTATTAGATGAGACTAAGAAGAGAAACTGTATTATACTTCCTAGAGGACACAGTAAGTCTACGTTAGCTAAGACAGCATTACTGTACCATCTTTACTTTAACCCAGAGGGAAAGAAAGAATTTATTGCTTGGGTTGCTGAGGAACAGTCTCAAGCTATTGACCATATCAAATACTTACAAAACCATATAGAAACAAATCCTGCACTTAACTATTACTTTGGTAGTATACAAGGAAGTAAATGGACTGAGAAAGAGTTTACAACTAGTAAAGGTGATAGGGTTATAGCAAAAGGTACATCTCAAAGACTTCGTGGTCGTTCTCAGTTAGGATTAAGATATACTAAGATTGTATTAGATGACTTTGAATCAGAGTTGAATACAAAAACACCAGACAGAAGAAGAGAGATTAAAGAATGGGTTATGTCAACAGTAGAACCTGCACTTGAAAACTCAAAAGGTAACGAAGGTTCAATATGGTTGATTGGTACAATAGTTCACTATGACTCATTCTTACAAAGTATATATGATGGATATGTAGAAGCAGAAAGAGACAAGAGAAGTTATGCATGGGATGTTATGTATCACAAGGCTATAGATACAGATGGTACAGTTCTTTGGCCTAGTTACTTTTCAAAAGAAAAACTACTAGACATAAGAAGAAGATTTGAAGATGTAGGCTTAGCACATAAGTTTGCACAGGAGTATCTAAATGAAGCTAGAGATTTAGAGAATGCAAAGTTTAAAACAGATAGACTTGAATACTATGACCATGAGTTTGAAAGCAGAGATGGATATGCATACCTTGTAAACACAAAAGATGCTATCCCTGTAAATATTTACATGGGTGTTGACTTAGCTTATGAAGCTACAGAGTCTAGTGACTATCAGATTATTATGGTAATAGGCATAGATAGTGATAGAAACATATATGTCATTGATTACATGAGAGAACATATACCTTTATATGATATGCCAGAACAAATACTAGAGTATGCTAGAGAGTTTTCTCCTGTAAAAAGAGTTAATGTTGAGCATGTTGGTGCTCAGGGTATAATAAAAGATGCTGTCAATAGTTTGTCTGGTAAGGAAAGAAAGGTTGCTCCGGGCATAGCATTAGGTGTTAGACCTCCTAGCGGTATAAAGAAAGAAGATAGGTTGGAGTCATTGCTAGCACCAATAGTAAACAGAAGAAAGATGTTTATAAAGAGAAGTCATAATAGCTTAGTTGATGAAATGTTTCAATTTCCAAAAGGAAAAAATGATGATATACTTGATGGCTTATGGTATGCTATAAATAAAGCTAGACCTCCTGTTAGTAAGAAGTTTGATGCATTAGATTTTCTAGAAAACAAAACAGTTAAAACTGTGTCGAAAACAACCAAAAGAGTTATCTCTTGGGTAACTGGACAAAAAATATAAAAAAGTTCTTGCATTATATATATTTATCTTTGTATATTCACAATCAAAAAGGTAGGTGTATCTATTTCTAGTATACGAGAGTTAGAAAAGAACGAAGTACAGAAGTCGGAAGTAAACAGACAGCTATGGAGAATGTGGAGAGATGCTAGGTCTGAATGGGATGTAGAAGCTAGAGACTCTGTAGA